TATCTTGGTATGTTCCTTGAAGATATGAGAAATGAAATGAAATATGGTCGCTCTTCTGAATATATTAGTAGTAACGTAGCAGCAACCAGAAATACTAGAAACACTTCTGCAGAATAAAAAGGGGGTCGTTAGACCCCCTTCTCTGTATCAGTCTTCTGCCAGTTTGGCGAAGTATGACAGAGCATCGTCGTCATCTTCAGTTTTGTTTGACGACAGAGTGATGTCAGGATCGTTGAATCCAGCATCAGTTGTGGTGGTTGTAGTTTCACCACGGTTAGCAGCGCGGAACTCTTCTTCCTCTTGAACAGTCTCTTGGTCTTGGAAACGAGGGGTGCCCTTGTTACCCAGAACGTAGTCAAGACGCTTCTTCAGAGTGTCATAGTCCTTGAACTGGTCTGCAGCGACGAGTTCTGCCAGGGAGTATTCTTTCTTCCAGATTGCTTCCATAGCATCATCATCGTCCAGCAGGGCAGACTGGGCAGCGAACTCGGAGGAGTCATAGTTGCGATAACCAGCAACGTTCTTTGCCTTCAGTTTGAAATTGGCACCTTGCCAGAAGTCAAAGGGATCAATTGCTTCCTCATCTTCAAACTCAGGTTGCATGGCAGCAGTGAGTTTGTCAAAGATCTTCTTACCGAACTTGTAGAGGAATACACCACCTTCATTAGCAGGGTTGGCAGGATCCTTGACGACGTAGATGTTTGCCATGTAAGTCAACTTACGCTTCTGCTTACGTGCCAGTTCCTTACCTGCATCGGTGCCGTTGTTCCACAGCATCGTGTTGTATTCGGACACAGGATCCTTCTGACCCAGAGTGGTCAGAGAGTTTTCAATGTACCAACCACCAGGACCCTGGAAGGCGTGAGAGTACAGTTTGACGAAGGGCAGATCTTCTCCATTGGGAGCAGGAAGGAAACGGATAACAGCATAACCGTTGCCGCTCTTATCACACTCAAGTTTCCAGAGACGCTCGTCTCCAGAACTACCTGCTTTGTTCATCTTGTCAACTTCTTTGACCAGTTTGGCAGTCAAAGAACCCAGTTTGGATTGCTTCTTAAGATCAGCGAAAGACATTCGGATTACCTCGGATTTGTTTGGATTTGGGAGATTTACTTGGATAGTATAACGAAGTTTTGCTCAGGTGTCAATGTAGTCTTTGAGCGATTCAATGGTCTTTGTCATGCTATCAAACAAAGTCTTGATGTCTGTGGATGGAGGGAACCCCATCATCAGAACAGACTTCTGCAAGTTCTCTTTCATTTCAATCGCTTTAGGATCGTCTGAAAGAGAAACTCTAGTATACATCACCTGCTGCTTTTCTAGCAAGCTCTGTAACATTTCAATGTGTTCAATTTTGTCATCACGAGTCATAGTACCAAAAGACATTGCATTTGTATAGATCTGCTCCTGCAGATCATTAATTTCTTCCAATTCGTTTTTGATAATATCAGACTCAAAAAAATCACTCATTTACTATGTCCCTTAATAACTTCTTGTAGTTGAACACATCAATATTTATGAAGGGACCATATTTTTTAATTTTCAAACTGACGGTTTCCCACACTGGGTCAGTAAGTTTCTTGTCAAAGTCTTCACGAAAATGGAAGATTTTTTCGTAGATCACGAAGTTTTCTAGCGACAATCTCCCGCTTAGATACTCCTTGAGAATTTTTGGATGTCCTTTGGAGCAGTCGAATAGACTCTCCAATCCGTTCTCCGAGAGTAATTCGTTGCTTTGTTCTTTGAACAAGTAAGTTGAACTCTGCCGTCGTTTCATCCACTCGGCGTATGTCCTTTCTCCAGAATTGATAATTTCTCCAATCCATAGGTTCTGTGGGTTGTCAGCAGCAGAAAAGTTAGATACAAGAAAGTCAACGACTTCACTGTCGTCATACTTACGGGAAGTTTTCTCAAACCAATACTTATCTTTCCTCTTATTAAAAGACGCCATGGATGCCCGTGATTTGGCACCATAGCGAAAGAAGTCGTACTTTGGGTTTGTGAAATGATTTTTTAGTGACAAATAATGTTTATAAGTTTCAAAGGGTGTCACGGTCATAGAGGAAGTTTTGCTCGCGATGTTTTCTTCATGAAGTTGAGACGGATAGCGTCCCACTTCAAACGCTCTTTCAATGGTTTTGAAATGAGCTTCGTTACAGAGTCTACCTCAAGACTGTTAATTTCGCAATAGTGACAGATTGCGTCAATATAATTAAATTGCTCTTCAGCGACAATCTTCTCAATCTCCAAGGCAAACTTGGAGGGAGTCAAGAATTTGCTCTCTATGACTTTTTCTAGTTCCTTATTTGGTTCCATATTCCTCCAGTTTATCTCTAACAAACTTTCCAATGTACTCGGTAAGAAGTTTGATGTACTTTGATTTGTCTCGTTCTTCATAGACGACGCATTCTCCATTTTCACAAGCCATGATGATTACAAGTTTTTTGACTGAGATGCCAGTCAGTTCGTATAGCATACAACCATATGCCATACACTGAACAAAATAGTGTTCAATCCAACCCCGTGGTTTGGGTTTGGCGGATGTTTTGAAGTCAATTATTGCTAACTCGCCGTCATATTCAGCGATACAATCAACTGTCCCTGCTATACCGAGTTGTTTACTATACAGGGAACCTTCAAGGGCGTAAATATTATTTATACGTTTCAGATTTGCTTTAGAAATCTTGAACAGAAAGTCAGAAATAGGAGGAACTTCAGGAAGTTCTTCATTCTTCATGTAATGTTCAACCAAAGTATGCATGTCAGTACCACGTTTTGTAGCACGCTTCGTGATACGATCTGCTTCTTCATCACCAACTCTTTTACGCCACTTTACAAAGATGTCTTTATTAAAATGACTTGTGACTGATGTAATTGAAACTAACTTAAGTAGTTCCTCTTCATCAGGAACCGAATAATATCGGACACCATCAATAGTTTCCCTACTCAGTTTTGGAAGTTCAATATCAATGTGATTGAAGTTCGTTATGCCAGTGGACGTAAGTTCGCTCATAATATTCTTGGTTTGGTTCATCTACGAAGTAATACATTGCTATTGAGTATCTTTCAAAACCTTCAGGACAATTCAGCGGAGCAGGATGCCCATGAACTGAATCATCAGATAGTGTGAAAATTACTGCTCTATTCATGATAGGAGCGATAATGTGCTCCCTTCTCTTTTCCTTTTTATTCCAGAGTTCAAGATGACCACGCCACTCATCTTCCCAGTTGGGATTGAGATAGAGTAGCATATTCAAGACTCTAAACTTTCTACTTCTAGGATTGATGTTGTAATCAACGTGTAAATTAAGTCTACCACCATTTTCAATTTTATGGCATCCACCACCCCACAGATGTGGATCTGGAATCAAATTTGGAATGCCTGTTAGATCTTTGAGAAACTGGAGAAATATTGGTGAATTGAAATAACTTAGAACAGTAGAAACAGTTGGAGTCTCATACCTCAAATGTTCTACACTTTCATCATTCCAAGGAGTGAACCATTTATTGACCTGATTATCGGTCATGTAAGAGTTGTTATCAGTCTTCTCAGTGACCCAAAAGTTAGTATTCTTCAGTTCACTGAAGCACTGCATAGCAACAACTGGATTGATGAAGTTGTCAATGATTATGTTTGGGAATGGTCTAGCATTCTGATAATGGAAGTTGAGTTTGGAACCCAAATCATAATCACTGAATATTTCCATCAAAATCCTGCCTCTATTTTAGCTAAGATATACTCTTTGACAAGTCCAGAGCGAACAATATCATCCACTCCAAATTCAATTATATCAAAAGAATTCATTTTACGCAACACGTTCATAAAATCAACGATACCATTACGTTCGTTAGTTTTATTCAAGTCAGACTGACGAGAGTCTCCACAGAAACAAATTCTAGTATTCTCACCAACACGAGTGATAATACTGTCAAGTTCATGGAAGTTCAAGTTCTGATATTCATCAACAATAACGATTGCATTGTCAAGAGTTGTTCCACGTAAAAATGATGTACTCCAGAACTTAATCGTCTCTTGTGCTTTAAGATTGCCGTAAAGCATCTCAAAGTCAGCATCACTTGGCATCTGGAACATGTATTTCACCATGTTCTTATATGGGATCTGATAAATGTCTGCCTTATCCTCATGAGAACCAGGAAGGAAACCAATCTCTCTGGTCGCTACAAGTGAGCGTACAAGATAGATTCTTTCATAGGGAGTTTTCTCATCCAGAACGTCTCTCAGGGCATTATACAGAGTAATAAAGGTCTTTCCCGTGCCCGCACAACCATAAGCAACAAGATGCTTGCCCTCTTTGTATGAATCAAAGAGTCGTTTCTGATTGTCAGTTAGAGGTTCAATATCAACAAGATACTCTTGACTTAGCGGTTTCTTCCGCTTCATCTGCTTTGTCGTGAGTCCAACCCCAATGGGTTGCTCTGCAGATGCTCTTTTTCTTCTTGCCATACTTAAATCTTCTTGATAGTTGAACCAGGCATTTTCTGCGCTCTTTGAAGAACGTCATTCCATCCGGGTTTAGATTTACGAAGTTTATCCTTCCACTCGCCTACCTCACCAACACCTGGTGCGTTTTCTGGAGTGTAATATCTTTCCCAGTCAGGATTGTCTTCTTTCCACTGATC